AACGCGCTCGCACGCGGTGCCGATGTCAGGCTCCTCTACAACCACGACGACGGCGCGGTCATGGCCCGCACCAAGAGCGGCACGCTCGAGCTCGTCGAGGATGAGGTCGGCCTGCGCATCTGGGCGCGCGTCGACATGGCTGATCCCGACGTGCAGCGCGTCGCGTCCAAGATGATGCGCGCCGACGTGGATCAGATGAGTTTCGCGTTCACCGTCGAGGAGGACGAGTGGGACGAGAGCGGCGGCTACCCGCTGCGTACGATCCGCTCGGTCGGTGAGCTGTTCGAGGTTTCGGTCGTTCCCTTCCCCGCATACGAGGCCACCAAGGCCGAGATGCTCGAGAGGGCTCGATCGGATGGTCGCGTGCTCATCGCACGGGCCACGCCCACCGTCGCGGAGCCTTCTCCGGGCGGCAGCGAGTCGCAGGTCGATGACCTGGGCATGGGCCGATCGCGTTCCGACGAGGGACGCATCCGGGCCGCCAAGTGGCGCGCCCGCCTTTCCCATCACAGACTGAACACGAGGTGACCAACATGAGCGACAAGCTCATTGAGGCTCGCTCCGCGCTCGTTGCCGCCGTCGAGGAGCTCGACGAGGCCACCGCTGCGCTGTCCGAGCCGGCTGAGGGCACTGATCTGGACGAGCTGGAGGCGCGTTGCGCCGCCGCTGAGGTCGAGATCGAGCGCCGCAAGAAGATCGTGGACCGCATGGAGAAGGTGACCGAGGCTCGTGCCTCGCAGCCGCTCCTGGTCGAGGAGGACGACGTGCGCGTCGAGGTTCGCAAGGAGGAGTCGATCTACCGCCCCGACGGGCAGCAGTCGTTCTTCCGTGACGTGATGCGCGCTCACTCGGGCGACGTCGAGGCGCGTGAGCGCCTGCACCGTCACTCGGTGGAGATGCGTGACGTGACGGCCGCCTCGGGCGGTGCCGGCTACGTGCCCCCGGTCTACCTGTCCGAATTCGCAGCGCCAAAGGCTCGGGCAGGAGGACCCCTCCTCGCGCAGCTCCCGAAGGCACCCCTCCCAGATGCTGGAATGACCATCTCGGTGCCCCGCGTGACCACCGGCACCTCGGTCGCTGTGCAGACCGAGAACGGCTCGGTCAGCGAGACGGACTTCGTCTCGTCGCAGCTCAGCACCTCGGTGCGCACCATCGCCGGCCAGAGCGACGTCTCGATCCAGTTCTTCGAGAGGTCGTTTCCGGGTGCCGACGTCGTCATCGCTGACGACCTGGCGCGTGCGTACACGACGGAGTTCGACCGCCAGCTGATCAACGGTCAGTCGGCCTCCTCGGAGCACACCGGCCTGCTGAACGTCTCCTCGATCGGCTCGGTGACCTTCACCAGCACGACGCCGACCTCGGGCGACTTCCTCTCGCCGATCTACAAGGCGATCAGCACCGTGACCTCGAACTACTTCGAGGCCCCGACGCACATCGTGATGCACCCGCGCCGCGCTGCCTTCCTGGCTGCCGGCCAGAGCACGTCCAACCCGATCTTCCAGCAGGGTGGCCTGATGATGGCTGCCGGCGAGCAGAACGAGGGTCTGGTCGGCTCGATCGCGGGCCTGCCGGTGGTGGCGGACGCCAACGTCCCGACCACCCTCGGCTCGGGCACCGACGAGGACGCGATCCTCGTGATCAACGCCCCGGCCCTGCGGGTCATGGAGGGTCAGCCCCGCTTCAAGGTGCACGAGTCGGTCGGCTCGGGCACGCTTACGGTGCGCCTGAGCTACTACGGCTACTCCGGGTTCATGAGTGGCCGGTACCCGGAGGCCATCTGCAAGATCACCGGCACGGGTCTGAACGAGACCCTGTAGTCGGACTGATCTGACCGTGAACGGGCCCGTCACCTCATCCGAGGCGGCGGGCCCGTCGCGTTCCTGAGACCAGGAGAACAACGTGACCGACCAACAGAAGGCTGACTACATCAAGTCGCTGCTCGAGGAGCGCCGCTACTGCGAGCGCTGGGGGCAGGACGAGCGCGTGAAGGACATCAACGCCGAGCTGCGCAAGGCGGGCCACGAGTCCGCAGCGCCCGCCAAGCGTGCCGAGAGCCGTCCGCGCGCCACCAAGACGAAGAAGTCCGAGACGAGGTAGCCGATGGCCGCTGCCGCCTGGGACCTGTGCACTCTCGCCAACGTGCGCGAGGCGCTTGAGCTCCCCGCGTCTGACACGACGCGCGACAACCTCATCCAGTCGCTCATCAGCGACCTCTCCCGGGCGATCATCCGCGAGTACGACCGCGAGTTCGCGCCGGCGGCCACCGCGACAAGGCGCTTCCAGGTGCCCGCCGGGAGCCTGCTGCTCGATCTCGCGCCGTATGACCTGCGAACGGTCAGCACGCTCACCATTAACCCTGAGGCCAGCGGCGGCACGGCGCTGACGGCCACCACCGACTTCCAGCTGATGCCGGTGGTCACCCAGCAGGGCACCTACGAGTCAATCCGCTTCTCCGCGCGCCTGACCAGCCTGCACACCTCGCAGACCGCGCAGGACTACGGTTACACCCTGGTCGACGTCAACGGCGCGTTCGGATTCGCCACCGTGCCTGAGGACGTCAAGCGCGCCTGCGTGATCGCGGTGCAGTCTGCGCTCAGGCGCGATCTGACCGAGCTGGCGATCGCCGGCATCGACGAGCCTCAGGCGATCGCCCCCGAGGGTCCGGCGACTCATTCCATCCCCGCCGCATCGCGTCGCCTTCTGGCCCCATTCCGACGCACCGCAGGGGCCTTCTAGTGGCGACCAGCACCGCCCCGGCGTTCATGAACGCCTTGCACGACGCGCTCGGCGCTCGTCCCGGGCTGTCAGGCGTCCGTGTCAACTACGGGCCCGCGCTTCCCGACCCGGGGCGCGAGAGCGTCAACATCCTCGGCCTCGAGGGCCAGCAGTCCTTCGCAGGTCTCGGACAGCTGGCCAAGGAGGAGGTCTACACCGTCCAGGTGCTGATTCTCGTCATCCGCGAGGGCCAGCAGACCCAGCCCGCCGTCGAGCGGGCGTATGAGCTTCTCGCCCAGCTGGAGGACCAGCTGCGCGAGACGAGCACTGCCCCGACGATGAGCAACACCGTGCGCGTCGCGGCCGTGGAGTCAGTCAACCTCGAGGTCGGCGCGAGCGATACCACCCGCTCTGCCCTCCTCACGATCGGCGTGCGCGTGCAGGCGCGCATCTAGGAGACCGCCGTGAAGATCACCTACCAGGGGCCGCACGACGGCGTCGATGTCCCGCTCGCCGATGGGCGAGTCCTGACGGCGATGCACGGCGAGCCCACCGCCTTCCCCGACGAGGTCGCCAAGAGCCTCCTCGTCAACGGGGAGTGGATGCCGGCAGATGAGCCGGCTCCGAAGCAGACCACCAAGAAGGCCCACAAGGCCGAGGAGGATTAGCCGATGGCTATCCGTTCAGGGCTGGCAGCCCAGCTGGGCCTTGCCGAGTCCAGCACGTTCGGGACCTACCAGACCCCGACCCGCTTCCTCGAGTTCAACGAGGAGTCGCTCGAGTACCAGATCGAGCGTGTGGAGTCCCCTGGGCTTCGCGCCAACAACCGTGTGCTCCGCACCGACCGCTACGCGCCGGGCCAGAAGCGCGTCGAGGGCTCGATCACGCTCGAGCCCGCCACCAAGGGCTTCGGGCTCGTGCTCAAGCACGCGCTGGGCTCTGCGTCGATCACCACCCCGTCGGGTGCGACCAACGCGCGCCTGCACGCACACACGCTGGGCGACATCTTCGGCACGTCGCTCACGGTGCAGGTCGGCCGCCCGGACTCCTCCGGGACCGTGCAGCCGTTCAGCTTCTTGGGCTGCCGCGCCGACACCCTCTCGTTCACCAGCTCGGTGGACGAGATCCTGCAGTGCGAGCTCGGCCTCGTCGGTCAGGACGAGACGCGCGCTCAGGCGCTGGCGACGGCCACCTACCCCACCACGGGGTCTGCGGCCACCTACGAGCAGTTCTACTGGACGCAGGGCGTCATCTCGGTTGCCGGATCGACGGTCGGTGTGGTGACCGACTTCGAGATCGAGATCAACAACAACCTCAAGTCCGACCGCTACTTCCTGGGCGGCGCGACGATGAGCGAGCCGATCCTCGCCGGCATGACGGAGATCACCGGCACGGTCTCGGTGGAGTTCCTCAACCTCACCGCCTACGAGCGGTTCGTCAACAACACCCAGGTGGCGCTGAACGCCAAGTGGACCGCCGCCACGGCGATCGAGAGCACCACGTTCCCGTACCTCGAGATTGACATCCCGAAGGTGCGCTTCGACGGTCCGGCCAACCCGCAGGTGGGTGGCCCCGACGTGCTGACGCATGAGCTGCCGTTCAAGGTGCTGAACGACGGCACAAACGCTCCGATCACCGTCAACTACATGACCTCGGACACGGCTTCGTAGTCATGGCACGTGGTGGCGCTCTGCGCGCTGCGAGCTTCGGCGGGACCCTGCGTGTTGAGGGTCTCGCCGCGCTTCAGCGCGACCTCAACAAGGTCAACAAGACCGCGAAGGGTGAGGTGCGCGACGGGCTAAAGGGCGTCGGAAAGATTGTCTCCGACCAGGCGCAGCTCATCGCTGCGGTCAAGGGCCTGAACAAGACCGGGCAGCTCATCCGGCGCATCGTCCCGACCGTCCGCCAACAGGGCGTGTTCGTTGAGGCGAAGGCCAAGCGCAAGAGCCCGAAGTACCCCAGCGGATACCCGTACCCGGCCGTCTACGAGTACGGCATCCGCCGCGGGCGGCCGTTCCTCGAGCCCGCGCTAGTCAAGTCGCAGAACGAGGTCGAGCGCGCCATGGAGCGATGGCTCGACACGTTCCTCAGCAAGAACGACCTCTAAGAGAAAGGACGCTCGTGGCAACCGAGATCGTCATCGAGTGGCCGGAAGGCCCGAAGCGGTACGCAATGCCGGAGTCATTCACCTACCGCGAGATGGGCCGCATCAAGACGCTCACCGGCATCCGTGCCGGCGAGATCGAGGACGCGCTGCTGGCCGGCGACACCGACGTGATCATTGCGATCGCCCAGATCGCGGCTGAGCGCGCCGGTGACACCGCCCCGATCGAGGCGCTCGAGAACCTCGAGTTCGGCGCGATCCGCGTCGAGGTCGAGGCGGACCCTACGCCGGCCGCCAGCGAGGCGGCAGAGGACGACGCAAGCGCACCTCAGACGACCCCCGAGCCTGGTGGAACCCAGGACTCCTGAGGATCTACGGCATCTACCCCTGGCAGATGCAGGACCTCACTCCCGCCGAGATCGAAGCCATCGGCAAGGACATCAAGCAGATGAACAGGACTAACCACTAGTGGCGACGCGCAAGGTCGAGGTCGCCATTGTCGGCGATGCGTCGTCGATGGTCCGTGCCTTTCGCCAGGCAGACACCGCCGCGAGCGGCTTTGGCAAGCGCGGGTCGAAGCTCGGGGCGGTCGGGATGGGGCTGCTCGCCGGTGGCGCGGCCGGGCTCACTGTCGCTGTCGGGCAGGGGCTCGTGTCCGCGTTCAAGACGGGCATCAACGAGTTCTCCGAGGCGCAGAAGGTCTCGGCGCAGACCGCAGCTGCGCTCAAGTCGACCGGCGGGGCTGCCGGCGTCACGCAGAAGCACATCGAGTCGATGGCCGGCGCGCTGCAGAAGCAGACCGGCCTGCAGGACGACGCGATCCAGAGCTCGCAGAACCTGCTGCTGACCTTTACCAAGATCAGCAACGCCGGGCCCGACAAGATCTTTGACCGGGCCACCCGCGCCACGCTCGACCTCTCGGTCGCGCTCGGCAAGGACATGGGCAGCTCGGCCCTGATGGTCGGCAAGGCGCTGAACGACCCCGTGAAGGGCGTGAGCGCCCTTGGTCGTGCCGGCGTGCAGTTCACCGCCAGTCAGAAGGAGACCATCAAGAGCCTGGTCGAGACCGGCCGCGTGGCCGACGCGCAGAAGATGATCCTGCGCGAGCTCGAGACTCAGGTCGGGGGATCGGCCCGCGCCTTCGGCGAGACGACGCCGGGCCAGGTGGCTAAGGCCCAGCGTGCCTTTGAGGACCTCACACAGGGAGTGGTCACTGCCGTGGCCCCTCTTGCAGCTGCGGTGCTGCCGGGCCTCACGGCTGCCATCAACGGCACGGTGAGCTTCTTCCAGGCGAACTTCCCGCGCATTCAGGCCGTCGCCATGCAGGTATGGAACTGGTTCAGCGCCAACCTGCTGCCGACGTTCCGCGAGATCGGCACCGGCATCGCCTCGATCGTCGTGTCGATCGTCGGGATCTTCCGCACCTACTTTCCGCAGATCATGTCCGTGGTCGGGCCCTTAGTCCGTGGCTTTGGAGGGCTGGTCAAGTCGACGCTCACGACTATCGCCAACGTCGTGAAGCTCGTCGCCTCGATCCTGCGCGGCGACTTCGGCGGTGCTTGGCAGGCGATCAAGGGAATCGCCTCGTCGGCTGTGAGCGGCATCGCTTCGCTCATGAAGAACCTACCGCAGGCGCTGTTGAACGCGGCCGCGGGCCTGCTCAAGGCCGCACTGGACCTTGGTAAGAAGGTCGTCAAGAAGATCGCAGAAGGCATTGCCTCTGCGCCAGGGCTCATCAAGCAGGGG